CGTTATGAACCGCACGTTGTCCAAGTGCCTGGTATGCCCGAAACCCCCGAAAACGATGATGGATTGCAAGTCACCGAAGACACGGACGAGGCAGAAACCAAAGACTACACTGCGGGTCAAGTCGAGCCGATGGAGCAAATCGAGTACGAGTGCGCCCCAACGGATTACGTCCATTGGGCCGATTTCGGCCATAGCGTTGCCCGTACATGGGAGGAAGTGACCCAAGTATGGCGTTGGGTTTACATGACCAAAGAAGCTTTAGTTGAGCGTTTTGGTGAGGAAGCGGCACGCAACATCCCGTTGGATAGCGGCCCCGATCCTTTGTCAAACAACGCAAGCAACCAAAGAGAATATACACGGGCAAAGATTTGCGAGTTGTGGGACAAAGAAACCGCCAAGGTCTATTGGTTTAGCAAACAAGGCAACAAGTTCATCGATGTGCGGGATGACCCACTCGAATTAGAGCAATTCTTCCCATGTTGCAAGCCTTTGTATGCAACGATGACAAGCGATAGCCTTGTACCCGTGCCCGATTTCGTGCTTTATCAAGACCAAGCCAACGAGTTGGACATCTTGAGTGACCGAATTGATGGTTTGGTCAAGTCTTTGCGTGTTCGTGGTGTCTACGACTCAAGCGTGCCCGCATTGCAACGATTGTTGACCGAGGGTGACAACAACACCTTGATTCCCGTTGACAAATGGATGGCATTTAGTGAAAAAGGCGGTTTAAAAGGTGCAATTGACCTATTGCCTTTGGATACTTTAGCCAATGCTTTGCTCCAATGCTACCGAGCAAGACAAGAAATCAAGCAACAAATCTATGAGATCACGGGTTTGTCGGACATCTTGAGGGGTGCATCACAAGCAAGCGAAACCGCTACTGCCCAACAAATCAAGGGTCAATTTGCAAGCCTTAGATTGCGTTCTATGCAAGAGGAAGTGGCATTGTTTGCCTCCGATTTGATTAGGCTCAAGGCTCAAATCATTTGCACTAAGTTCCAACCGCAAACAATCGTTATGTATGCGGGCGCAAGCCAGATGCAACCCGTGGATCAGCAGATGATCCCGCAAGCGTTGGAGTTGATTAAAAACAAGCCTTTGCGTAACTTTAGGATTGAGGTGGCAGCGGATAGCTTGGTTCAATTGGACGAGGCGGCCATGAAGCGTGAGCGTACCGAATTCATTGGTGCGTTTGCGGGCTTCCTACAACAAGCCATGCCCGTGGCGCAAGCAAGCCCCGAGATGACGCCCGTATTGATGGAAGTTATGAAGTTTGGCGTGAGTGCGTTTAAGTCATCACAACAACTTGAAGGCGTTATTGACCAAGCTCTTGACCAAATCAAGGAAAAGATGGCTCAACCGCAACAACCTAAACCCAACCCCGAAATGATGAAATTGCAAGCGCAACAACAATCTGACCAAATGCGAGTTCAAGCGGATATGCAAATTGCACAAGCTAAAGCACAATTTGAAGCTCAAAAACAACAATTTGAGGCTCAACTAGAAAGTGCAAAACTTGAGCGTGAGCAACAAATGGAGCGTTTTAAAGCCGAGTTGGATGCTCAAACTAAGATTCGTGTGGCTCAAATTAGCCATTCAGCGTCTATTTTGCCCGAAGACATGGATGCACAACAACAATTAAACGCACTGTTAAATCAAGACTTTAGAAGTATGATTCAATCAATGATGCAAACGCTTAATGATTCGCATCAACAATTTATGCAAAGCCACAACAATAATGTTGGAGCAATGCAAGAAATTATGCAAAATCAAAATAAACACACAGAAACAATGAAAAATGTTGCTGATTTGATTACTGCACCTAAGAGAATTATTCGTGGCCCAGATGGTAGAGCCGTTGGTTTGGAGGTTATCAAATGATTGAAACAACTAAAGGTCAAATGGATGAATCCTTGCTTGAAAAGCGAGAAGGTGAATCCGACACCGATACCGAAACAACCGAATGGGTTGAATATTGGTTAGATGGTGAATTAGTGCATCGTTCGGTTCATGTAAAACTCAAACACGCGGCTCTTGCTGATGGCGCTGCTTCATCTTTTTAAGGAAACAAAATGGCAAATTCAACGGCAATGTGTACAAGTTTCAAAGGCGAATTGCTTACGGGAACTCACAACTTTACGCCTAGCACGGGCAACACCTTTAAAGCGGCTTTGTACTTTGCAACGGGTAGTTTGGGTGCGGGCACTACCGCATATTCAACAACCAATGAAGTGACAAACACTTCAGGCACGGGTTACACAGCGGGCGGGGTGACGGTAACAAATGCAAATGCACCCGCAACAAGCGGCACAACGGCATATTGGACACCCTCGGCTAGTTTCTCATGGTCTGCTTTGACGGTGACAACGGCTTTTGATGCCGTTTTAATCTATAACTCAACATCGAGTAACAAAGCGGTTAGCGTTCACAACTTTGGATCGCAAACGGTAACGGCTGGCACTTTCACGTTGACCATGCCTACTAATGATGCGACCACAGGTCTTTTGCGTATTGCATAATGGCACAAGGGCCTTGGGGCACGGGTACTTGGGACGATGCTCAATGGGATAGCCTCCCATTAACGGGCAATCAAGCTACGGGTGGCGTTGGCAGCCCGAGTATCGCAGTTTCAGCCGCACTAACGGGAGTTCAAGCTACGGGCGCAGCGGGGACTTTAGCAGACGCAATTGCAACCGCAATCACGGGCGTAAACGCTACAAGCTCTGTTGGCTCAGTTGCCAACAATAAAAGCATTGAGTTAACAGGCGTTCAAGCCTCGGGTTTAGCGGGCAATGAGAGCGAATCCATAACCGTTGGTTTGAGTGGCGTATCGGTTACAGGCTCGGTTGGCTCTCCCGTTTCAAGCGGTTCATTAGCTTTAAATGGCGTATCGGCAACGGGTGCAGTAGGCACTGTCATTGCCACATTCCCAATAGTTGTTCAATTGACGGGTGTTCAAGCAACGGGTGCGGTAGGCAATGTGACGCCTCCAATTCCCGTCATTTACCTTGATGACACGCATGATCCAGGCCCCGATAAGCTCAAAAAACAACTAAAACGTGAGCAAGAAAAGAACAAAAAGCGCAGGGATGAGATCATTGCGGCATACGAGCGCATTGTTGAGGGCAAAATCCCCGAAGAAATAATTGCGCCTTACGTTGAAACATTTGCTACAATTGCAACCAAGCAAAATGTCACATTGACAGACATTGACAAAATGGTGTCAAATTTGGACAAAATGCAGTTAATTTGGGACGACTACATCGAATCAGATGACGAGGAAATTTTGCTACTATGAGAACAACTTACGTTATGCGTAATGGCGAATTGGTTGAGAAACACAAAGCCAATGATGAAGTTGACGCCCCTATGATAATGGGCGACATTGCTCCTTACAAATCAATGATTGATGGCTCTATGATACAGAGCCGAAGCCGACACCGTGAACATCTCCAAGCAAATGGATGTATCGAGGTGGGCAATGAATCAATGGAAACAAAACTCACCGCCCCCTCTAACGAGAAAAGGCGTGAGGTATTGGCTCAACAATTGGGCAACATGACCCACAATGAAGCCAACAAGATAATGAATTCATTGCGTGAGCAAGCCAATCAGATGAAATATCACAGGAGATAACTTTGGATACTACAGAACCCATTGTCCCAACAGAAGCCCCCGACAACAGGCGTGAGCTACTTTCACAACAATTTGATGAGGTAGCGCAAGCAGAACCCGCCAAATTTCAACGTGACGATGGGGGCAAGTTTGCATCTACTAATGATAAACCCTTAGAAGAACCCGCAGAAGAACCCGTTTGGAAGCGTGCCCCCGCTAGTTGGAAGAAAGATTATCACGATGTTTGGCAAACGGCCGACCCAAGGATGCAAGAGTATGCTTGGCAACGTGAAGAACAAATGCGCAAGGGCGTTGAGCCTTTAATCTCCAAGGCGCAGTTTGCGGATCAAATTAACGAGGTTGTTAATCCTTACTTGCAAACGATTCAAGGGATGGGTTTAGATACTCCCAAAGCGGTCAAAGCCTTGTTAGAGGCCGACCATATGTTGCGAACTACTAATGGGCAAGAGAAATTGCAATTATTTAGTAGATTAGCGCAACAATATGGAGTAAACTTAAATGAAGTCAATTTCCCACAAGGGGTTGACCCAACGATTTATGCACTTCAGAACGAGCTAAATAATGTTCGTGGTGAAGTGAATGGCTGGAAACAGCAACAAGAGCAAGCTCAAAATCAGCAGCTTTTAGGCGAAATTGAAAAATTTAGCTCTAAAGCCGAACATTTTGAAGAAGCACGTCCGACCATGATCCAACTCCTACAGAGTGGCGTGGCGCATACGTTAGAGGACGCATATGAAAAAGCGGTGCGCCTCGACCCTGAGTTATTTGACAGCGTACAAGTCAGCAAACAGGCCGAATTGGAAAACGCAAAACGAGTAGCGGCAGACCGAGCAGCGAAATCTGCAAGGGCTAATGCGGTTTCGGTAAAGAGTTCCACACCAGGAATGGCTACCAAGAACAATGCTCAAGACAGGCGCAGTTTATTGGCAGAGCAATTTGACCAAATAGCTGCACGACTTTAATTGATATAGGAGAATTATTATGGCATTTGCCAATTCCAGTATCAGCGACATCATTGCGACCAACATTCAAAGCCGTACTGGTGAGTTAGCTGATAACGTCACAAACAAC